CACCAGATGAGGAGTCGATAAGGAACCTAAAGGAAGTATGCACCAAGATCCTTGAGCCGGTGAGGACGCACTATGGTCGACCCTTTACTCCCTCGAGTGGTTACAGGTGTCTGAGCCTCAACCGGCTACTGGGGTCCTCGGACAGATCGCAGCATACTACCGGACAAGCAGTTGACTTCGAGGTTCCAGGGATACCGAACATAGATGTGGCACGATGGATTATTAATGAGCTTGCTTACGATCAGTTGATACTGGAATTTTATAAGGAGCACGACCCTCACTCAGGGTGGATACATTGCAGTTATGTTGGAACCAAAAACCGAAACAAAGCTCGACGCTACGACGGAAGGACATGGTCCAGTCTGTCCTAAGTGCGGCTGCGATAAACCAAAAACCTTTGTCCACGGCCATTACCAATGCGCTGATTGCAAGTGCATAGCGGATGGAGACTGCTGCCAGGGGGAAGGGGCCTAATGAAATATCTTCTCGCCTTTTTGTTGTTATTCCTTGCGACCCCTCTTCAAGGGGCTACCCACCAGCAAGTCGGCAGTGGCCTCCGGGAAGCAAATCCTTGTGGTGCTACACTTCTCGAACTGGACTCTCTCACGGAGTATTGGGGGAGAGCGTGGGCGGCTGAGTACAAGGACTTCACCTCTGCGGAAATAGATCATTTTCTCGAGAAAAAGAAGATAGGGAGATCCGATGTAACTGGGGTACGGGTATTCCGATCCGATCAGCACAAGGACTACGCCGTTGTGGCATATTTCCTTTTTGAGAGTACCTTGGACGGTGAGCCGCTGGTGAGCTTGGACTGCATACTGACCATGAACCGTGCTCCGGGGATGATCTTTCTACCTGAGTCTTTCCAGGAACTAATGGGGAAGACTTATGAGGAGATAGGTCAGTGAAATGGCTGGTTTTCCTACTGGCAATGTTCCCGTCCGCTGCTCTGGCCATTACGCCGTGCTTGAAGAACCCTCCCATGCCGCGTGACTTTGTTGCTTCTAAACTAGCTACCGAATCAGAAGAATATCTAACGTGGCAGGGGCTGGTGGCAGCGCCAAATAACAAATTCCTTTTTGAATTGTTTTTATCGGACCATGGATCATGGACCATTTTAATGACTGATGTCCACTCCATGTCCTGTGCTGTGGGAAATGGAGACCACTGGATGCAGCACAAAGCTGGGGAGATTTTAAACTAATGCCAGGCATCCCTATAGCAAATGCGCTTTCTCTTTTAGCTCACAGGAGCGGTGTTCCTTCGCAACGGTTTCTGTCCAATCTTCAGCCCGTTGGAATTGGAGGAATCCGTCCTACTTTTGCTGAAGGAGGAGTAAATTCTATATCTTTGAAAGATAAATTGAGGAACAGTGCGCGTCGGGCTGGGGAACAAGAATCCCGCAACTATTTCACAGAAGGCGCAGAGGACGAAAGGTGGGGGGAAACAATACAAGTTGTCGATCAAACGGAAGATAGGGGGTTCAAAAGCCCTGAAGATAAACCTGTCGTATATATAAATTACGATAAGTTTGAGAAAGCGTTACCCAAGGAGAGATTGAAAGATGGGAAACTAACGTCCGAACAAGTTGAGAAGTATTTCCTGGGGGAAACATTGCACAACCTGAAGGACGTAGAGCCAGAAACCTATGAAAGACTAATGGAATCTGCTTTAAGCAATAAAGCCTATAGAGAATGGGTGGAAGATTCATATAGGACTGTCACGGACGCGACGTTACGGTGGCCCGGTTTAACCCGTGAAATAGAACAAAGACCTATTGATGATTGGCACAGACAGTCCCGCTTCGATCAGATTATTGGAGGATATTTAGTGTCTGGCGATGAAGATTTTCCTAGTATCACTCAGCCAGGCCAAAAGTGGGAACGAGATCGTCCTGGGTACCAAGGAGAAGATTTTAGGAGAGAATTAGAAAACTTAAGGGCAAGATTAGATTTTAATTAAGCTACTTCGCATCGCCCCAAGTCTCTCCTATGCCGACATCGACCCGTGACGGTATCTTCATGTCCGGCACACAGTTCTCCATTAACGATTTGATCTTTTCGATCTGAGCGTCGTCCTCGATAGAGAAGCATAGCTCGTCATGGACCGTGAGCATTGGCCAATGGCCATTGGCAATACAATCCTGCATCGCCTGCTTCGTCTGATCCGCACTCGAGGCTTGGATTAATCGGTTAAGTGCCTTAAAGGTGAACGCAACCTGAAATCTACGAGGATCATTGTCCCTCCAGTTCTTTTCCCGTTCCTCTTCCGGGGTTGCCATTATACCGCGCCAGTTCTCCTCAAGCTTATCTACGTGAATAGGAGATATCTTGGCACGGAACCCTTTGTCCCTCATAGGAAACCGGCACTTACGCCCCATTAGAGTACGGAGCTCCTTACGGGTAGAGGCGCGGTGCATGACCGCAGACGCCAAGGTTCGTATGAAAGGAACCTTCTCGTCGTACTCATCCCTGATCTCTCTGGCTTCTTCGATGCTGATTTTCCCAAGCATGTCGGCCAACTTCTCCAACCCCATTCCATACATAATTCCAAGGTTGATTGTCTTCGCCCGGAACCTCTCTAACCCCGCCAGGTCCGCAACCATTTGGTGGAAGTCGAGATCGTCCTTTTGGTACAGATCCACAATCTCTATAACTTTTTCATTATCTTTTGTAGCAGGGGTGAGAGATGCATAATGCATCAGCCACCGTGGTTCCTGGGCACTGTAATCGAAGCTGCCCCATCTACATCCTTCTTCTGGTAGGAAGAGTCCCCGGATGAGTTGTTTAATTTCAGGATGTCGAGCGGGTACTTGCTGCAGATTAGGATGACTAGAGGAAAATCGTCCAGACACAGTTCCACCGTCATCCGAGCGCAACTGGTTAAACTCACAGTGGATACGGCCATTGTGCTGATGATGCAGAATTGTATCCACGAACGTCGTATTCGCCTTATTATATTCCCGAATTTCCAGTACCTTCTGTGCGATTGGGTGTTTATGGGAACGCAGGAACTCTTTGGTGAACTTGGGAGCTTTTGAGACTTCTGTTTTCTCCCAGGACAAGCCGAGCTTTTTAAATACAGAGGAAAGACTAATCGCGTTCCACGGTTCAAGGTCCACGCCGGTCTCATCCTTCACTTCCTTTAACAGTTTCTTTTCTTTGCTCTCAAGGAGCTTTTTGGTCTGGGCAGCTTTCTCGAGATCAACACGTACACCACGTCGGCGCATCTCAAACACCAGTGGCAGTAGTGATAGTTCCAGATCCAGAATAGGGAGGCAGTTTTCCTTTTCCAGTTCTCTGCGTAGTACATGCCATAACTGCAAGGTCAACCGGGCATCTGTCTCCGCATACAGGGCAACCCTGGCCGGTGGTAACTTCCACATCTCCGACTTGGCATCTACTCCATGCTGCGCTGCCGCACGTCTGAGGTCATCCTCTGCTTTCCGTTCCCCGAGATACGTGGCACCCAAAGCGTTCAAGGCGTAACTAAAACGGTTCTCATCGAGCAACGGGGCCGCGACCATGGTGTCCAGGATCTGGCCCTTGACCTCAATCCCTTCGGTCCCAAGCCATCCGAGATCGTACTGGGCGTTGTGGAATACTACAGGCATTCCATGGTTCAGTTGGTCCTGTAACCAACGCAGAACCAGCTTCTTGGACATGTTGCCCGGACCCCAGTGGGCGATAGGAAGATAAGCGTTCCAATCATCTGTCGCCACGGCGATCCCGATAAGTCTGCCGTCTTTACGCGGCCAGCCCGGACCCAAGGTCTTTAGGTTTGGATCCCGTGTTTCCACATCTATGGCTATGACCTTCTCGGAAGATAAATCAGGAAGCGTTTCCGTAGGGGTCCAGATGGACTCTTCAAAGAGATCGTCGCGCACTAATTCTGCTCTTTGGTATGGGATAGCGCGGCCCATAGCGCCGTGTAGGCTGTAGCATCTTCGCCGTCATCTTGGTTAAATTCACCGACCTCGTCCCTGGCCACTTTGAGCAACGCCATGCAGAAGGCAACTTGAGGAGCAGAAACAGGAACCTTGAGATAAGCAGACCAGAGATCTGCGATGCGTGATTGGAGTTGTGTGTAATCCCCGTGCTGACTGGCTCGTGCTCCACTGACCAAGGATGCGGCTCTGGTAAGAATGGCGTCTGGTGTCATATCTCGTAGGATCTCCCTTTGTCGTCCATCGGCATTAACAAATGGAGAGCTTTCTTGGTCCTTGTTACTGCCACGTAAAACACTCGATGCTCCGTCTCTGGGGTCTTCCGATATTCCCGATACGCTGCAGGCGATAAATCCGGGATCACTATGATGTTGTCGCATTCCCCACCTTTCATGCTATGGATGGTACTCACTTTTATGCGCGGCTTCTTTACGTTATCACCACGTTTCAAAGCGTTGAGGATATAGTACTTGGTGTCCTTATCAATTTTCCCAAGTACTTCGTGCCATCGCCCTTCCATAGCACATAGACCAAGTTCAGAACGAGCCTGGTCCATCGAAAACATAACGCCTTCTTCCCTGTTTAGAAAAGTCTTGGACCTCGGTCCGCACCCTTTCAGATAGCCAACATTAGCGTCCATATAAGTATAGATGTTTTTAATTTGCTGCGCATCCAGAGAATGTCCCTTCATCCAATCTTCCCATGCAAGAATGGCATCGTATGCTTTCGCAGGGATGCTAGGGTGCCCAAACCTACTGTACACCCACCCTTCTTCCCGTAGCTTCTTCGCACACTGGCTAACAATCCTGTTTGTACGCGCCAGGAGGCACCATTCCCCCTCTTCCAACGGAACCTCTTCGAGATAGTTGTGCCAACGTACAGAACCCTTCTGCTCTGTGGGATACCACACTTTTGGAGCTCGACCTCTAATGCGGTTCACAATGTCATTGGCAATCTCGTATGGCTTTTGCGGAACACGGAACGACTGCGTTAGAACTTGCTTGTTTGGGGTACAGTTCTGGAAAGCTGGGACATCTGCCCCTTGGAACCCCATGATGGCTTGGTCATCATCGCCCGTGAATATTTGTATGCGAGGGGTTTGTCGAAGAATGCTAATCATCTCCCACTGCAAGGTGGATAAATCCTGCGCCTCGTCCACGAACAATGCATCAATGTCCAAAGGAGAGTCACGTCGCACAAACTCCTCGATCATATCCGTAAAATCAATCTTCCCTCGTACCCTTTTAAAGTTCTCATAAGCATCGACCAATCGTAGCAACAAGCTCCATTGAATATCGTAGTTAGCTTCTTGGGAATACAATTCTTCAAGGTCTATCTTCTTGCTCCGCGCTAAATGGTACAGGTTAAGGTACACATCACCCTGTGAAATACCGAGCATATCAAAGTCTGTATCGCCTTTACTTTTTGCTGAAAAAGGCAACCCCACCTTGTCTCCGATTTCGTCCAGATCGTCTTTGGATATTATGTCGGAAGATTTGAATCCGCCGGCATGATAAGCCATTGAGTGTAGTGTCTGGAAATAGGGAAGCATGTCCTCTGTAAGGCCCCAATCCTTGCAGACGCGTTCCCGGCTCTCGGATGCTGCCTTACGGGTGAAGGAGACACAGGCAATTCTCTCAGGGGGGATCCCCTCCTCTATAGCACCGCGTATCAGATTACTGATATTCTGAGTTTTGCCTGTGCCAGGTGGCCCGTAATAAAGAAGTTCTTGGGTCATGTAGCCTCCCATCTGAATTTAAGCTGGCCGTATATGGGTTGCCAATTACGCTCCCGTCCTTCACGATTCCAGCCACCGCCCTCTGTTTCCCCGACAATCTTCCAGCCAGCCCCCTTGAGGCTCGATCCGCTTTCCGTTTGAAGGGTGTAGGTTACCATTCTTATGCCGCCCATTTGTTGCCAGATTCTCCAGCAGCGGCCATACAGAAACGAGCAAGAGCCTTTAGGGGCATCGTCCAGGACACAACATCGAGTGACCTCCGCTGTGTATCCATCATCCAAAAGACGGGCGATAGGACGCCCGACAATGGCCACTCCAACCAGTTCCTCTCCGGTGGTGGCCCCAATGGCAAATCGTCCACCATCTCTTTGTGTGCGTTTGTTGTGACGATGGTATTGCTCAACAAAGTCATTAGCCTCGCGCAGTTTGATAGGAACTGGGCGTAACTTCATTAACAACTAACTTCAGTTACTACACGGCCAAAGTGAGACCCACGCAAAACAATCTTCGCTTGGAGTCGTCGTTGTAGCCAAATAGCCACATCTTCCTGGTACATAACCTTGTCCACTAATTCATCGGCCAGTTGCATAATATCTTCTACTTTGATGACCCGGTTCGTATGCACCTCACATTCATATACATCGCCCAATTCATCTGAAGGACACTTAGCTACGATTTCGATAGTGTGAATAATCTTCATGATTCTTTGACCATGAACCGTAACATCGCCCATATCACAACCGCAGCCAGCATTTTACTAGCAATCTGCAAGCCGATGAGGCTGGGAGTTAGCAGACCAAGTATTGACAGGAAAACCACGGTATCGAGTGGTGTTGCTATGGCTGATGAAATCAATATGCGATCTGCCAAGGGACGCTTGAGAAGCGAATACACCACCCAGTCCGCAACTTCGGCCACAGCAAAAGCAGCCACACTTGCTATAGCTACATACGGATCAGCCATGAAATAAGAAAGGACTCCCGCTACCGCCATAGCCGCAACGCACCAGTGGCCAATGGCCCGTTGACAAAAATCTCGAGTAATAAACACCGTCCCAACAACGATGGACCAAAACCACTCATATCCAGGAAAACTGCTAAATCCGTAGTTAACTAACACCACACTAAAAATGTACAAGGCAACATATTTCATTGTTCAAGCTCCAGTTGTATAGGTCTTTGGTGCCAGACGATTGGACATTGGACAGAATCAATCCTTCTGGCCATACGCTCTGGACACATTTTCTGGTCACTAAAGTTACGTGCAACATTGACAGAGTCCGCACTCGCAAAAGGCCATTTATCTCCCGACAGAGACAGCCCCCGTAACATATGAATCCAGGGCAATTGGCCGTTGGTACTCAACCTATTAAAAGTTTGATCCATCCTTCGTTCCCACGATGCGGACCCGATTTGCCAGTACTTCCCCGAAGAACCAAAACATATTCTAGGGAAGCCCTCGTCCAAGAGTGCCTGTAAATGGTCCAATGATTCATTTAGATGCCAAACTGGCGCGGCACAGTCTTTTCGATGAGGCCATTCTTTGATCAATGACCAATTCTCCTCCACGGTTCCGTCGATGACATCTGGGATCACCGCCCAATGAGGATGGCATAGTCTTGATTCTAACCATGTATAAAACTTGTTCCATTTAGTTTCTTGCTTGCGCGTGTAAAAACTAAAAGCTCCATTGTCCCACATTACGGACTGACCATGGCTCAAGCACCATGCTGCATCATCTGGACGGGCAAAGGACACACAGAAATGCTTGCCGGCCATTTTCTGAAGTTCAGCCCGAGGGGTTAGAGGAGTGCCATGGTAATGAATCAAAACGGTATGTCCTCTTCCTCGAACACCACTGGCTGTAGTTCGACATCCCCTTTGACTACTTCAGGTACGAACCACACACGGACATTGCGCCATGCATCCTTGTCGTCCTTGAAACGATATTGCTTGTCGGCAGCGCCATTGGCATTCATTTCCTTGAGGCGTTCCGTAATCTGTCCTCTGGTATAATGTACAAAGCCAGACCTTTTTAAGTAGTCCTGTAGAGCGCCGAGCTTGAAATAGGTGAAGCCTTCCTCTGTCCAGGGTTTGCCCGTGAGCAACTCTTCTGGCGAGTGGGCGCGGATCCGGGAAGTGCAGAATGTTTCCACTAACTCCAGGAACTGTCCTTTGTGGGTGAGTTCTTCCGGCACTGGAATGCGTGTCGCAGCGTCCAGAAGATTGTCTACGAGATCGCGCCAATCCGACTCCTTCATCCTGGTCGGCATCCGGTACATCTGTTCCATACAGGCGCGTTGAAACTCTACGTGCAACTGGAGTTGATTGGTGGAGAGTTCGAGCCGAGCTCCATCCACATCTACAAACCAGACAGGTGGCTCCGACTCCACTACTGTTAGTCCACCGAGGATAGGAACAGCTTGTTGTCCTTGGCCCACGCCATACTTACGGGTACGGCATAAGGACCGATTACAATGACTAAGCAAGGGTTCCTGCTTGCACGTGTAGAAATAGTCCTTCTTGTCCAGTTGGTTCTGGATCGTCACGATTTCTTTCGCCGCCAGTGGGGGATTGCAGTAATTCTGGTTGTGTTCTTCCAGTAAAGTCTTCCAGTCACTAGGGGAGAACAGGCGGTAGTACACACCGATATTAAGAAGGGTGTTGTTGCGTCCGCCTTCAGGTATTCCGGTTGTGGTCAGTTGTTGCAGACATGGCGGACCATTGGGGATAACTTCTGTGTCCGTTCCCTTGGGGAAGGCGCGTAATTCTTTAAATGTTTTTCTGAAACTTTCAGCGGAATCTAAAAAGAGCTCGATGTCTAATGACTCACCGTCACTATCCAGAGCATAGCGTGTTGTATACTTGACGTTGAAATAAGGGAGATTGATAAAGTTTCCTACATCCCCCCGCTCGTGATGCACTTCCTCTTGCTTGGGGAATATCTCACAATTGCCAAAGCCCAGTGCTGACGCAAACTCAGCCAGCTTATCGCGCACATCTGCTGCGGGAACTTCTTCCGCCAGAAACAAAAAGAGATGCGCTCCTCCGCTCTTGGAGCGACAGGTAGTAAGCGGTAGCTTTAATCTCTGTACTTTTTGGTAGAGTGCCACCAAGTCAAGGTTGTAATCGTCGATGTCCAATGCACCGAAGCGGCACTTGTTATTGGTATTGATCGGGAT